ATTGTGGGGGCGCTAGCTCATCATCATTTGCATAGGAGGTATACTCGAGATGCGGAAGGAAAGGCCAGTTGTCTTCGATTTAGGTTTTGATGGTGATTTGCGATATAATAACTCGTCGCAGGGTTCTATCACGACCTTTTGCACCAACTATAAACGGTGCACGAAGGATTCCGTACAGAGTTGGTATGACACGTGGAAATCACGTCCAACTCTAACCCTTCCTTATGGGAACGGAATACTGGGCCAAGAAAGTATGGAGTACATGCCGTCGCGGTATCCACGTATGAATAATGTGGATCACGCGCACCATAAGTCCGTTAACTACGCCATCGGCGGAGTGTTTCGGCGGTACGGTGTGAGCTCTGCAAACGCGATGCATTCACCGCGGTACAGAGTGTTAACTCCATATGGGGAAGTCGATACTGTGACAGAACATCCACAGATCGATTTATCGGAGGCCCAGAGGGCAGCATATAACATTATGCAGCCTAGATTTGAGGGTGAGATTTCTCTATTCAACGCGTTGTTCGAGTTGAAAGACTTTAGAGATTTATCCGAGTTGCGTACCGTCGATACATTGGCAGATACAGCTTGGGATCTCGTGTGGTCCTTGAAGAAAATCTGGGGAAGATTGGAGAGACGATACAAGGATTCACCTGATAAATTGGGTGGAAACATCGTCGCGGAAACAATATTGGGTATGAACCTCGCGGTTCTACCACTAATATCTGACATAATTGCAATACAAAATCAGATATCTCTTATTGTTGAAGACCTCCAAAAACAGTTCGCTCTGAGTGGTCAGACTGAAAACAGTTACCATTACTCAGAGGAGTTCGTCCATAGTACATCTTTAGTGCCCGTTAATATGACTTATTTTAAACGCGGCACATACTATTCGACGATTTACGTGGCTACCCTTCATTTTAAGTTTAAATATAAAATGAGGGAGATATTACCTGCCATACAGGCCTATTGGGGCCTCGGACTGTCTCCGGAAGCTTTGTGGAATTGTCTCCCACTTAGCTTCATCTTTGACTACTTTATTACTGTAGCCAAAGCCCTTTCCGCAATGAAGAAGGATCCTAATGTTGTGCTGTTTCCCACGGAATACTGTGAGAGCTTGCGCACCTCCAGAACTTTTGGAGAACATTTGGATCCAACGTTTCATCCTTGTCCGATCATTGTTGACGATAGATTTACGTCACACACCCGCTTGGTAGCGGGAAGGTCGGCATGTCTCTACACGCGTAAAGGAGCGCTCCAAAATAAAGGAACGACGCTTCCGCGGTTTAAGTTGCCACACTCTACGCAACTTTTGAACCTTGCGGCCCTTGCGCGGTTGGCTATGTGAATTGATGGTGATGATTTTCCAGTGCATTACGCACCGTGCTATAAGCTACGTTAACGCTTTAATTATATAAGGAATAAGACCATGTCTTTATTTACCTCACCTGTAACCCTGTCTGATGGAACCGGTAGCCGAATCTTTACTTATCAGCTGCAAGAACCCGGAAACATTATTGCTGGTCGTTGGAACGAACCGGCAGCACTTGCTGCAGCGAATTCCGTTTTGCGTGTGCTTCAATCAACCCAGAAAAACGGGTTTAAGAGGCACATGCTTCAAAGTGCCGAAACTATAGCACTGACCGACCCCGGTGTGAGCGATCCCGCCTCGGCGGATGTTGTGATTAATATCACGATATCGCATCACCCAAAACATGCCGTTGCTGATGTTGAGAAGCGTGTTTTGCTTCTCAAGAACGCTATCAGCATCGCCGGTTTCACAAATGCTATCATGCAGGGTAATATTTAGCTTTTGTTATGGATAAAGTTTATCTTATCCTAATCATCCTTGCGCTCGATGCTCTTCTGAGCTTTTGCCACGAGGTGTTAAAGCTAATGTAACAGGTTGTAAAGACGGATATGGCTGGAGGTCCGACGTGTTAAAACCACGCAGAACTGAAAAGCCAAAATCCGCAATTAAGCGTCGTAAGCCGGAATTAAAATACTTAAGAGACTGCGAGGATACTATTCTCGCTATGTTTCAATCTCTTTTGTCCGACTACGTAACTCTAGCCCCCTTTTACAGGAGCGTTGACTCGGCCCGAGACTATCAGACAATTAAAATTCGTCTGAAGTCAGAAGGCCTGGGCTTCCTCACTGTCACACTTCCAAATCTAATGGCAGATCTTTTTGCCAAAAGTGAAGGTTGTGTGCCCTCCTATCTTGGATGGAAAAAACAATCCAGGACCGAATACCCCGCTTTTTTAGGCAGGTTGTTTCGAGAGGTTTACGAAGAAGGGACCACTAAAGAACAGGCTTTTGGATTTATTTACCAAATTTGCGTACTATGTAAAAAGTTACGCGGCCCGTTCTCGGAAGAAGTTGTTGCCACTAAGTGGCGTGAGTTCTGCGATGTTGATTATGAAATAGGTGTGAAGATATCGCTGGTAACTGAACCAGTTACACCTATCCTCGCAGAAGCTAGGAAAATCATTGAAACTATCTTTAAAGATATTGATTTGAGTCCGGATAAGTTACTGCCTAAACCCGGCCCTGGCGCGACGAACATTCCAATCGCCCACCACCTTCGTTATCGTGCGTCGAAGGTGCATACAACACTCGATGATGAGTTCGACATAATGAAGACTTTTTCGTCTCATTCATGGGATCCCGTCATCGATGCACGGCGGTACATGAAGATGCGTACAGTGGATGAGCCTTTCGCAAGGCATAAATTTGTCCACAAGTACCTGGGGAAACCCAGAGGCATCTGTATCGAGGAAAACGAAATGCAGTTCTTTCAGCAGGCGTTGAAGAGAATTCTATATCAACACCTAGAGCGGCATCCTGAAACGCGAGGGAAGATAAATTTCGCTTCTCAAGAGGTAAACCGAAATCTAGCTATGAAAGGATCCATAGATGGATTTTGGGCGACATTAGATATGTCAGATGCCTCTGATCGAATTTCTAGGGAGTTAGTATTCCGACTATTCTGGAACACTAAGCTTTTCGACATGCTGGATACCCTTTCAACACGTATCGTCGTCAAAGACGATAAAACAAGTGTTGTACGAGTGCATAAATTCGCACCCATGGGTTCTGGCATATGTTTTCCAATTGAAGCGGTAGTGCATTATGCCTTAACAAAAGCCATAATTAAACTATCGTCGCTGCCCGACCATGTAAAGGCAGCGAAATCGGTCTATGTGTATGGTGACGATATCGTTATCCCAGCATCTGTTGCTCAAGCGGTTTTTGATTATTTGCCGCTATTTGGTATGAAATTAAACCAAAGTAAGAGTTTCAGTAAAGGCCGGTTCCGTGAATCATGTGGCATCCACGCATATCATGGGGTGGATGTTACCCCCGTGTATGTAAATCACATCACATTTAACCGTACGCGTAAAGTGGCAAAGAAGATTACTCAAGAAAAGAGTATCGCCACATTATTAAGTTTAATTGCGAAAGAAGACCAATTTTATTATAGAGGCCTTCACGAAACTTCGCAATGTATACAGAGGTTAGTGCGTAAGCACTTTTGGCTACTACCCACAGTGGGTAGGACCTCTTCCATTCTCGGTTTTAAGCGGGATGGACGACTTGACTTGAATGATTTAGAAAAATATTCAAGGAAAATCAGGTATAATGATGCTTTACAATCTTTAGAGTTCAGCGTTCAGACCGTTGTACCCAGATTTGGGGATAACGATCCTGTCTGCTCCTTTACAGATGCTGATGGTTATTTACGTAGTCTCTGTACCTCAGCGAGGCAACATGAAAACTTACGCGGTGAGGTCGAGGACATGACTGTCCGTCGACGTTGGGTCCTAGAATCAAGCTGTTAGCCACAGCCGAGTTCAGACCAGGGG